GCATCCCGATTTCGACGGTAAGCTGAGTGATCATCTTCGTGTTGTCTGCCGGATCCGGCACCGGTACTGGCCCGGAGAACGTACCGACCCGGTAGCAGGTGACCGGCACCGGCCAGTCGGGGATGGTCACCCGCTGACCCTCGATCCCGCGCAGGATCGCCCACACCACCTGTGCCAAATCCTGCCGGTTGTGCTCGTCGGTGACCGTTCCGGTTGAGTACCACACCTGAGCCTGTAGACGCGGGTTGTCCGCCACCACGTGCAACTCCACCCCGCCCAGCCGCCGGATGCGTACGTACCGGCCAGGGGAGACGCCCGGGGCAAGCTTCGTCCCGACCGTCACACCGGCCACGAACGGTTCGGGCCGCGCGGCCAACTGTGCGCGCAGCCACGTCACCGCCACCAGTTCGGCATCCGGATACAGCGCGACCGGGCGCATCATATGATCTCCCTGGCCGCGTCGATGCTGCTCGTGAGGATGCCATGCTTCGCCTCCACCGCCGTGCCGGACGGATGATCGAGGATGACCCGGGCACGCGCCCGTTCGGGACCGACCGAGACGTCCACGGTGACCGGGAGCGGTATCCGACCGGGCTTACCCTCCACCCGGATACCGGCAGCCTCCACCTGATCCGCCACCGCCAGCGCCCGGCGGGTCAGGTCAGCCTGCACGCCCTTCGACCGCAGTAGCTCCCGCATCCCTGGCCGGCTCAGCCTGACCCGCGTAACTCTGATGGTCATGACTACCCCTCCACCCGGTCGCAGTAGGCCACCACACCGAAGGCCGCGCCGGTGAACGGAGACTGCCAGTCGAATGGCTCACCGACAACCTCGTAGACCCGAGTACGCACCCTGAGTCGGTCCGTCGCCAGAACATCGGTGTCCGGCGGCATGAACACGATCAGATCGGACACGATGGCGTTCCGATCGGCGAGAACCTCGCCACCCTTCGTCCCCTGAGCAACCGCGCATCCCTCGTACGGAGTCGTTGTGGCCGATGACCAGTCGCGGACCTGATTGCCGTACCCGTCATCGGTCAGACCAGCCCGCAGCACCTCCACGGTCTCCCCGTACGGAAAGCTGATCACGGCGCGTCCTCAAACAACGGGTAGCCAGCGATGTCCGCGCCGCATGAGCAGTACGTAGCACCGAAGACCAGCGCGCACCACGGCGCGTGGACGGTCCCGACCCCCGGTGCGGTGTCGATGGCGAAGGCCACCGCCGGTCCACCCGTACGGCACAGCTCTTGCAACGCCTCGATCTCGCTTGGCCAGAAGTTGTAGCCAGCCCGCTGCCGGGTGTCGGTGGTGACGGAGAAGGGACCGGCCGTTTGCTGCTGAAACGTGCCCGCGCCGGCTTCCGCCCACCGCCTCACCGCACCCAACAGGATCAACTTGGCTTCCGCCATCTGGTCAGCGGTCGGCACCGGGTCCACGGAGGACAGACAGGGGGCGACCCGTGACGCCTTCGCGTTGGCCCCCGCCACCATGTCGGCGATCATCTCCACCGCTTGCAGCTTCACCGGTAGATCAGTCACCTGAATGATCTCGGTCACGGGTCACCCCCTTCCGGTCACCGGTTGTCGTCAGCCTGAAGCGCGGCGATGAGATCAGGCTTCCGGCCTTCGTCGCTGAGCCGGTCAGCATCCTCCCGACCGTCGTTGTTGCGCCGCTCGATCTCTGCCCGGAGGTCGGCGACCTTCATGCGCTCGTAGCCTTCAGACTCCGTCGAGCCCTCACCGATGCGTCGCCACGAGGAATCCATGACCTTGTCATCACGGACGCTCACATGAGCGCCGGTGACCACGTGTACGTAACCGATCATCGGACGCCTCCCCTATCAGACGAGATCGTGGACCTTGGCGAAGGCGTTGAGATCGGCGATCCCCCACCCATAGACAACCTCCGATCGGAAGGCTACCTGGTTGTTCCGCTTCAGGTCGCCCGCGCCGTCCGGGTCACCGTAGCGGATGATCTCCAGGCCGATCGACTTCTGGATGCCCCAACGGATGGCGCCGAAATCGCCCACGAAGGCGAGAACCTTCGTGTCGACCGCGATGACGCCGGCACCGGACACGGTGTTGGACACCGCCGCCCGGTGTCCGTCCAGTTCGGACACCTCCGTGCCGAATCGCAGGTTCGGGTACAGCTTTGCCTCGCTCGTGGTCCCGCGCAGCGCGGAGAACTTCGCCGCGTAGGTCGGTGCCAACGCGATGTCGCGCGGGTTGTAGCCATCGGCCAGGACCAGCGCATCCGCCGCGTCCAGGGAGACGTACGGCTTGTCGGCGGCCACGTACTCAACCAAGTTCGTCGTGTCCGTGAGCCCACCGTTCATGGCCGCGACCACGGCACCACCGGTCGGGTTGATCTCATGGAACACCCCGAAGTCCAGCGCGCGGGACAGCGCCGGCTGGATCTCGTCCATGATCTGCTCGATCACGCCCATCCGATGATCTTCATCGGCCCAGAGGACTTCCTCATTGAACCTGAGGGTTTTGTGGAACTTGTACGGCTTGACCGTTTTCACGGTCGGCGTGATGGTGGAGCCGCCCTTCTGGGCACCCTCACCAACGTACTCAGCCTCGCCGATGCTGAAAGTCCACGTCTCGCCCTCGCCGTACACCATCGGGGTCGATGCCGACAGAGCGGCAACGGCGGACCCGTTCTGGATCTTGCCGAGCCACGGGTTGAGTAGCTGCTTGGGGATCGTGAGTGATCCGGTGGCGAACGTTGCCATAGATCTTCCTTACTCTTTGAGTGCCCGGCCGAAAAGATCGCTCGTGAACGATCGTAGATCATCACTGCCGGACGGGGAGGGGTTGGCGCCTTCGCGCGGTACGTGGTTGGGCCGGCGACCCGGCGACCCGCGCTCCACCAGACGGTCAGCCTGCTTGAGCAGTAGTTCCGGGTCGGCTGCGGTCAGAAACAGCGCGGCGTCCTCGTCGTTGATCTTGTGGAGCTTCACCAGATGCCCGCGTAGCTGCTCAGCCACCAGCGCGGGGACCTTCGCTACCTCAGCTTCCGCCTTGGCGACACGCTCCGTGGCCTTCTCAGCCTCCGACTTGTTCGCCTGCTCGATCTCGTCAAGCCGACCGGCCTTCGCCTTGAGATCGGCATAGTCCGAGTACTTCGCGCGCTCCCGGGACACCCGTTCCGTGATGATGCGGTTCAGATCTTCCTGTGACGTGATCGGCGCGAAACCCTTCGCCCCATCGGGGTTGACCTCGCCCTCTTCGGGCGCGGCACCCCTGACAGGCCAGATCGGACCGCGCTTGCCGATACCGAGTGCGGTGAGTCCGGTACGTGGGTGGACAGGTAGATAGGTCATCTCTGCTCCTCGTGTGTCCGCGCGTTACCGCCGCGCGTCGGCGTAGTCATCTGATCCCTAGATCGAGACGCATCTGTGCGAGGATGGCCTTTGGGTCTCCACCGGCCTTCGCTCGCGCCGCATTGTACAGCTCAGACAGCGCGCCCACGTCGTATGGCTCTTGCTGGCCGGGCCATACCGGCGTCGCCACACAGTCGCATCCACCGTGGTAGCTACTGGCCATCCCTCCCGCGTCCTCTTCGGAGTGATAGGCCGCGCCCCGGGAGGCCAGTAGCAGGCAAAACGCACACGTCGTGGCCCCGGTCGGCACCCTCGCCCACCGCGCGTCAGTCGGATCAAGGTCGACGCTGGTTGCGATCGTGTCCCGACCGGGCTGCGCCACAAGCCGCTGCACACCCCCGGAAAGGTTGCTGAGAGCCTGCGGCGGATCCGGTGCCGCGCTGAACAGCGGACCGATCGCCCAACGCGCGACAGCCGCAGCCTGTTCGCGCGGCACCGGATCCACCATCCGCGCCCGGAATCGCCCCGGCACTCCCGACTGCTCCCGCAGCTCGTCATACCAGTCAGCGGCGACCGAGGAGAGCACGTCCCCGTACGCCGTCACCAGATCGGACGTGTACGTCTCGACCTCCGCGACCGGTACGTTGCCGGCCAGAGAGAGCCCTAGTCGCTCCCACCAGGCTGACAGCTCGGACAGCGCCAGCGTCACCACGTCCACCTGTGCGGCGCGGAACTCAGCGACGTCAGCGAGGGTCGCCACCGCGCACCTCCCGCGCCGCGCTTGCCAGCAACGTCGTACGCTCCTGTGCCCGTGCGCGGCGCCGGTCCGCCAATGCCCGGCTGATCTGTTGCGGGTTGAGTCCCAGCAACTCCAGACCGACCTCCGTCTCGGCCAACCACGGGACCGCCGTCAGTTGCTTCATGCCCGCATCCGCCTGTGCGGCCTTACTCAGGTAGCGGGGATCCCTCCACTTCGGTTCGATCGCCAGCCACTCTGCCGGCACGTCTTCCGACTTGACGCCGTTGCGCATGGCCAGAGCCCGGACAGCCGCGCGGCGTAGGTACGGCGTCCAGTCGGCGACACAGCCTTCCGCTTCCGCGATCAACTCTTGCTGGCTCGCGTCGTACGCCTCGGCGGATGTCGGGTTGGCCATGTCGGTGATTGCCACCGCCGTATCCGGCAGCGACGTTGCGCGCGCGAACATTTTCGCGTAGGCGTTCAGTGCGGCCAGGTGGGGTTCCGGGTTGGCCGCCGGGAAGCGCTTCACGTCCGCGCGCGGGTTGTCGGCATCCTCATTGTCCGGGATGCCCTTGATCCGACCCATGACGACCTGCCATGAGTTCTGCAACGACCCATCGGCATTCTTGAATATGGACATATCGGCACCCAACATCCACAGGTCCGGAATGGCGTAGATGTCGGAGTGCGCTTCCAGCCGGATCAGCGCCCGGGTTGCCTGGTCCTGAAGGTTCATGACCTCCCGGGAGATCCGGCTGGACCCAAACGGCCGGTCCAGCCGGGGTCGGTACGGCAACGGTTCGGCCGGCACCCCCCACGCATGCTCCTGCACGTCCACGGACCAGCCGTAAGCGTCCTTCTCCGCGACGATGGTTCGCCCGTCGAGGTACAGGGCCAGCGCGGATGGTTGATCCTGGCCATCGCGCCGGGAGATCGACAACAGGTTGTCCAGCCGTCGCGTGCGACCGTTCCATACGCCCGTGGCGTTCAACGCATCGCGGAAGTGGATCAGCGCATCCGATTCGCCCTCA